TTCGTCAATATGCCCGGATCGATCAAAGGCTATGAGGCGTGGTTTCCAGAATCACCTATCACCGGCACCTGTGCAGCCCTGAAGAGCGAGAATGAGCGGGGGCGGTCATGATCAAACTCTGTGTTCTCGGCTCCGGGTCCAAAGGCAATGCCATCTACTTTAACGTCGACGGCCGCCAATTCTTAATCGATGCCGGATTCACCAAAAAGGAAACCGCCAAGCGCCTGGCCACAATCGGCCGATCGGTCAGTGATATCGAGCAGGTTTTCATAACTCATGATCATGGGGATCACGCGGCGCCCTGGATTCGGAAAGATGGGTTGCTGAACCACTGGTGCCTCCTGCACGGAGCTGAGAAGTTTGTTGGCGGTGCCAAGGTAACGCAGTTCCCCTTGTCTCATGATTCAGGATCAGGCTCAGTCGGCTACACCATCCAGGATGGCGCCGGCAACAAGGTGGCTGTCATTATGGACACCGGCTGCATCCCTGAAGAGATCATTCCTCACCTGTTTGACTGCCAGGCGATCCTTGTTGAGACGAACTATTCCATTGAGATGTTGATCGATAGCCCATATCCGACAGAGCTGCAGGAGCGCATTGCATCCAGCACCGGCCATCTTCGGGATCAGTGCGCGGCAGAGGCGGTTGAAATGGTGGCATGGCCTGGCCTGAAATATGTGGTTGGCCTCCATCTAAGCAGCAAGTGCATCAATGAGACGTTGGCCAGGTTCGAATTGGAAAGCGTGGTCAGGGATAAAGTTCCGGGGTGTGAAGTTGTTATCAGTGGGCAGAAAGAGCCTACCAAGATGATGACCTTGATATAGGAATTTGAGCGCAATAAGAAAGTATAACAAATCAGACGAGGTTCTTAAAATGGAGCTAAAACCGTGCCCGTTTTGCGGGTCATCAGGCAGGATTGACGAAGTTTCAGAGAGGCACAATGGCAAGTCAATAGATATTTGGCACGTTGGCTGTAACGGAGACGATTGTTTCGTCGAGTCTATTATTGGGTTTGAGTCAGAAGAGAAGGCCGTGGCCGCATGAAACCGCCGAGCCGAAGGAGATAGTCATGAACGTCTATAGAAGATATTTCAGGGTCACTCAAGGCCCGCTGATCGAGGCTGTCCGAGAGGGACAAAAAATCAACGACGCAGCTTACGAAGAATACAACAAAATTGGTGCTGAGTTTGGCGCAAAGACCGGATATTACGCCATCGACAACCGGCTGACCGGTTTCATGTTCGACAAAGCACCGAGCGTAGAGATTTTCAAGAAACTGAAGGGCGGTGGATATTTCCCGAAAAAGAACAGCAAGATCGGCAAAGAGCTGGTGAAGAGAATTGAGGCAGTAAAGACCAAAAGCTCCAACGCTCCATTGTCTGTTGTTGGCCTTAATGGGAACAGGTTCCCGCGTATTTTCGGCGCAGGTAGAGCGTATTACGAAGTGATGACTGTCATTCCTGAAGATCCGCCTGTCGCTTACGTCTCGGTCCCCTGGTACGACGAAGATCCTGAAAAGATCGAGCAGTATAAGGCCGATCGAGCTGCAGGAAAGTTTTCAAGTCGCGACCTTGACGCAATCCTATGGGAACCGACAGCGGATATGATCGAAGTGAAGAAGTGGGAGGTTGACCGGCACATAGACGAGTGGAACGAATCGGTGAAAAAATAATGTTAGGCGCGGTGCAAGATAATAACTGAGAACAAGTCGCAGCGTTTTCCAAAAATGGAGCGGAATAATGGAGAGAATATGCCGGCAAAAATACTTTGGATAATCGGATTTGGATGCTCATCGGCGAGTTGTTTAGTGTTTGTTTTTGCCGGATACAAAATGGGTCTTCCATCGACTGTGGCAGTTGGTTTGATCGGGGCTGTTGCATCAATGATTGCCTTTTGGCAGGTGTGAGAATCTGAAATTATGAAAATGGAGCGGAATATATGACCCAGGTTATACCGAACATATGTCCATGTTGTCAGCATGAGCACAGCGGCCTAATTTCCTGCGAAACCCACAAAAGGATATTTGTGGAGCAAGCAAAAAGCGGGGCCGAACTTATTGCCGCAGAGCGAAAGCGGCAGATTGAGCAAGAAGGGTGGAAGCCGGAAGACGACGACAAGAAGCACCCTGCCGGCCAGCTTGCTCGGGCCGCTGAAAATTATGTTCGGTTTGCCGCCGAGCCTGATATTGCGCGGGATTACCAAAGAAAGAATGGCCACACTCCTGGGGGTTGGCCTTGGCATTGGAGTTGGTGGAAGCCGAGCGAGGGCAATTTAGCTACTGATCGAATTAGGGATCTCGTAAAAGCCGGGGCTCTTATAGCCGCCGAGATCGACAGGCTGCAGAGGGGAGAAGCCAAAAAATGAAAGCAATAAGTTTGTGGCAGCCATGGGCGAGCCTAATTATGACCGGGGCGAAGAAGATCGAGACAAGGGGTTGGCCAACGAAATACCGGGGGCCATTGGTGATCTGCGCGGCGAAGGGTGGTTTGTCGAAAGGTGAGTTGATACATCAGTTGTGTTTCTGGCACTTTCAGGGAGGTTTAGCACCTCTTGTCGGCTTACCTTTGAACCTCACTGGAACGTCATGGCCGGGTGTGAAAGCCGAGCACCTTCCTTTCGGTGCTGCGCTCGGCACGGTCGATCTGGTTGATTGCATCCCGACCGACAAATTGACGCTCGGCCAGATCGGCACAGATAGTCCTTTTGGCGATTTCAGCCTTGGCCGGTTCGGCTGGATACTTGAAAACGTGCGGCCGTTTGATAAGCCGATGCCTGTTGTTGGGCGGCAAGGGCTGTTCAATTTCGATGTGGAGTAATGATCATGGGAAAAGGATTCGATGTAAACAGGGTCGGCACCGGCACCAAAGAATGGGCCGAGGTGACGGAGAACATCCAGATAGGTTGCGCCAACGGATGCCTCTACTGCTATGCCGCAGACAAGGCCGCGAAGATGTACGGCGGCTGGTGCAAGCGCGAGGAATGGACGAAAGAGCGACTGACGAAGCGGGCCGAGATGAAGTCCTATCCTGCCCGAGATGGCGTGATCATGTTCCCTTCCACTCACGATATCACGCCTTTCAATGTCGATGCCTATATCCGGGTGGCACTGCTTATGCTGGCCAAAGGCAACCAGTTGCTGATCGTCTCAAAGCCTCGACTGGAGTGCACCGAGCGGCTTATCAAGTATTTTGAGCCATACCGCAAGCAGATCCTTTTCCGCTTCACGATGGGCACGGTGCAGCGTGACGTGTCTGCCCGATGGGAGCCCTGTGCACCATCGCCGCAAGAGCGCCGTGGGTGTTTGGAGCTTGCTTTCAATGAAGGTTTTGACACCTCTGTTTCCATCGAGCCCATGCTCGAAGGCCATCAGATGACGGAGATTCTGGTTGAGTGGGTGCGTCCGCTTGTCTCGCAAACTATCTGGATTGGCAAAATGAACAAGGTTCGACTGCGGGTTCCTGCCGAATTTCGCCACATGGCTGCAGAGATTGAGAAACTGCAAAGCGATGAGCAGATCATGGAGCTTTATACCTGGTTCAAGGACGATCCGCAGATCCGCTGGAAGGATAGCATCAAAGAAGTAGTTGCCAGGCACCAAGTGAAAAACTGAGGGGGAACTATGAAACCAGATATTTGCACAAGCCTGTACTGTTCGCCACCGAATCAACATTGTCCAGACTGCTCTCACGCCATCTATCACGGCGAGGTAGTGTCTCAAGACAGAACTTACCGTTTCGAGTTTTCCCCGCAATTCGGGGTTACTTTTCTGACCGTAATGGGAACACACCGACAGGTGCAGCCTGCCGAAAATAATCCTGTGTGGGATAAGTTCGAAAAGTGGCGGAAAGGCAAGTTTCAGTGTCAGGCAATGTGATTGATTCCGAATTGTTATCACTTTTTCTCTAAATAAAATTTGAAGCATAAAACCCATGACCAAAAAACCTACCGCAAAATCCACGATCACCGGAGAGATATCCTCCATCCGCTTCATGAATTCAGAAGGGTGGTCGGTATTCACTCTCGCCGGCAACCCACCAACAAATTGCACCGGCACCCTGGCCGATATGGTGGAAGTAGGCAGCGAGGTAACCTGCACAGGCGTCATGGAAAACGGCAAATTCGGTTCTCAGTTGAAGTGCGAAACAGTCCTCCCGGCCGCGCCTGATGTGTCTACCGATGCCGGGGTAATAAAGCTCCTACAGCGCCTGCCGGGAATAGGCCCGAAAAAGGCAGCGCAAGCCATCCAGAAGCACGGCCATGAAGAGGCGTGGAGATTGGCATGCACTGATCCGGTGGCTATCGGCGTGCGGCCTGAAGATAGCGAGGAGGCCATTGCCGTAGCAGCAACATTGCTCGAGTCATACGAGGCGACTGTCTATCTTCTCGGGATCGGGCTCACCGACCACCAGGCATCAGTGATCTACCGGCAGTATGGCAAAGAGACGATCAAGGTTGTCTCAGAAAATCCCTACCGGATGACCGAGATTGACGGTCTAGGGTTTATCAGCGTCGATAAGATTGCCCTGAAGGCCGGGGTGAGCGTGGGCAATCCCGCGAGAGTTGCCGCCTGCATCCAATACGTTCTTCAGGACTCGGCCACGAATGGCGGCAACATCTGGTTCAATGGCTGGAGTTTGGCGGATATCGTCCTGGAAACTTTGACGGCGACCGCGATCAAGGCCGAGGTTCCAATGCATGGAGCACCAGACAAGGATGAGGTCCGGAAGCAAGTCCATTTCCTGGCGAATGAAGGGAAAGTGGTGGTTAACAAGGGGCGGGTGTTCGGGCGGGATCTGCTGGACGCCGAGAAGCGAATATTGGGGTTTATGGGAATATGAAGGGTCACGTTTCTGATTAGGTGGAAAGTAGTATCAACCATTACGATGGAGCAGAAAAATGGACGAGTATAAACCAGTGGTCAGTTTAGTAAATGGGGAGTTGATAAAAGACTTACTTGATATCTGTAATGAAAATTTTGTCAATCCGTTCTTTCAGCCGTTTGCAGGGGCCAGGTTCGAATGCCTTTACTGTGGGGCCGTGAGAGATGGTAGCGGGGTTGCCGCTCACCATTCCGCCGCCGACTGTCCAGTTTCAAAATACCTGGATATTGTCGAGAAGCACAAGAGATTTATTGTTAAAAAATAATGTTAGGGAAAGGTTGGTTCTAACTGAGAACA